TTACCTAAATTAATAAAATTAGCCAATTTAACTCCATTACCTGGTAATACTGCCTGTATATCATATAATGATAAAAAGTTAATGCAATTATCCTGACAAAATGAATAAAATGTATTAATATCGGTAGCACCTGTAATTAATGCATCAAAATCATTTACAAATAAATGTGTTATTTGAGGATCACTTTGTTGTGGAAACGCCATACTTTAATTTTAAAATAATTATTTTATTTTTAAACTTTTTATTCATTTTTTTTAAAAATTTTATCCTGCTGGCGCCTCACATTTACCAGTAGTTCTATTATAAATTCCACCTCTATATAAACAACATGCTTCAGGAACTTCATTAGTTACCACAACACTAGCAGGGTTGGTTAAATTAGCCCACAAATATTGACCTAAATATTGATATGGTTGATTCTTACAAGGATCGTCATAATAACAGAATCCTGTTTCAGTGTTTAAATATTCAACCCAAGTTAAATCAAATGCGGGGTCATTAGATGCACAACACTGTATTGGAACTAATTGTGTTATTGCTTGATCACCACCCTGACAGAAGAAATTAACTAAAGAATTTGCCGCATCCACACTAATTGCGTTACAATCTCTACAAACTTTCATAGAGTCTAATAAAGTCTCAACGTTTAATGTATCAGCCGTACATGCAATTTTACCATATGGGTTTCTCTTAACACTAATAACAATTGCTTGTGTAATTGCACTAGGTATTATACAACCACAAACTGAATATTCGGGTTCGGTACTTGGGTTATTAACTACTGAACCTGATATTATTATACAGTCAGTTGGTCTATTGTTTGTATTTACAACCTCAGCATATACGGGACCCGTATATCCATTTACAGAACCCTTAAAATAGTTTGCAAATAAATTTGTAAATTGGATATATTCGTCAGTTATTTTTACTGTTTGTCCTGAAAAACCCTGTAATAGACATCTAAATCTGTCAATATACTCCTGACCCATATCGTAAGGTCCGATATGTGGATTATTACCTTCGTAATAATCTATTTGTGCATTTTGACCTGCAGTTTCTCTATACCAACCACCTCCTTTTTGGAAATACATATTCAATGTATCTACAGGTACTTTTGGATATCCGTCAGAATCAATATTATATGGTTCTATACTTGAGTCATTATAAAGATATTGTAAAATTTGTTTAAATTTATTAATATCTAATTTATTTTTAGCTTGGTATATATGTTCATTGAAGTTTATTAACGCAGGAGGTGTGTTAATAAATTCAAATAAAAACTCAATAGGTTTTCTAGTTCCCTTACTTTTCCACAAAAATGCGGAATTTAATACTAATCTTCTCCAAAACTCAACTTCAGCTTCTGCGGGTGTATAACCAACAGACATTCCTGAATATGTTGATAGGGTTGGGGTGAAGTTACTCAGTAATTGGTTTTCATCCATCGGAGATAATAAATCCCAACCTAAATAATAAGCCAAATCTTTAACTAAAGCATCGGGAGTATTACCCTCTTTATTGTATGAAACAACGTTTGCTGATGATATACCATCAATATATTTTTTAACTTCGTCAAATTCTCTACCATATATTGTCAATAACTGATCAATCTTTTCAGTAGTATTAAGTGGATAATATGGTGATGATTTTGGGTTTAGTTCAAAATACGATATAGATTCGGTGACGAGTGTTCGTCTCATCAAATCTGTTCTTGTTTCATCGTAATTTTGAGCAATTGTTGTTAATTTTTGTTTATAAATTAAAAAATCACCCGTATTTCTATCTATATTATACCCATCAGTTACTGGCCAAGTAAATCTTTCGACTCTTTGTAATTTTAAAAAGTCTTCCGTTTCTATCTCATAATAAATGTTACAAGTATATAAAGGTGTTGTATTTCTATTTAAAAGAAATCTTGAGAAGTCATCTAAATTAGAAAAAAATCTTTCTACATAAACATCTATTGGTTTGATGTGGTATGATTGAGAAGAGAATGTTGCACCATTAAATGGGTCACCTTGAACCACAAAAGAACAAGTTCCATTTGTTAGTGTAGCTGATGGTGTGAATCCTATAATCGGATATCCTACACCATTCACATAAATTTCGTATTGATTATAAAATAAAGAAATATTCTTTATTGAGTTAGGGATTGATGTATTTGTAAATAAAGTTGCACTTTCTGTATAGTTAATCCCGTAATTATTATAGAAAAAATTAGTGGATACCGTAAACGTAGATGTATCCGATAAACTATTATATGTATAGTTCTGTACTGTATTACCTGTAACTGATCCATATGAATAAAAAACATATATAGATCCAGGCCAATTTAATATTATATTATTTAAAGTATTGTCGATGAATTTGACAAAAGACCCAAATAATGTATAATTTAATAAATTTTCACTATTTAAATTTAAATAAATGCTTAGGTTATCATTAACTAATTGAGTTGCTTCGGGTAATGTAGAACCTAAATTTTCAATGGTTAATGGTTCTGAAAACGAACCTAACTGAAAGTTTCTTTTTGGTGGTGGGGTTAAGTTTGTAGTAATTTGGAAATTACCAACGGTAAATAAAGGCGTACCTCCATCACTAGTGAATTGCAATCCAACTAAATAAGGGTCAAAATTGTTTCCTACTACTTTTGTTTTAGTTGTTGCCATTTATCTTATAATCCCGTTGTAATTGTGTTAAAGTCCTTACCAAAATCAATATTTGAACGCTCTTCTCTAACCTCAAATAAAGGTTTGTCGAATTGGTCTTTGATTTCAAACAAGTTATATTGCTTGTAGATTTGATTTTGGAAGTTATAAACTGTGTAAATTCCATCATCAATAGACTTAGTTTGATTACCAAACAATCCGATTGCTATTGATTCTGTATCATACTCAACCATATCAATTTCAATCGCCACAGGATTAAAGAACGTATTGGTTATGATTACTTCCTGTCCTGGTACACCAATATATGGTAAGGCGTTTGGTCTTACACTTGGTGCAGAACTAGGTGTTACTGTACAAAATATTAAACTAGAATTATCGTTAAATCTGTATGTTAAAGATTTTTGTGTAGTATTGTTTAAATTTTGACTTACCGCCTCTGCTTTATTATTTGAAGTAACTACTCTAAATAAATTTTGAATTTTCTTTTCAGGTGCGTTAGGGTCTGTAGTTAAATATTCAATTCTATAACCAACTAATGCACCATTTTCAAATTTTGTCACATCGGCTGATGGTATCTGACCACTATCGAATATTACACCTCTGATGTTTGAAAACGATGAAAGGACACCACAATCCAATATTGTGGTTCTAATTTCTTTTGGTTTTATAACGATTGTATATATTCCTTTTTGGTTAAATGTTGTAGTTGGTAATTGTAATGTATATAACCCACCAAATATCTGATTAGTATTAGTTGGGTTATCAATTTTCTTAACAATTGAATTAGAATCTAACTTTATTAAATTTACATTACCAATTTGATCTCTGCTAGGAGTAAAATGATAATACACATCCATGTCATTTGGTGACACATCTGCGGGTCTTATTATTCCATAGTTACCTGTCGACATTTTTTTTACATTTTTTTAACCAATCAAGTTAAAATAACCATTTCCGTACTCTTCAAGTTGTTCCATCGTTAAAATGGATGACATTCTTGAGTGTTTTTCAAAAACGGTTACTGTTCCTCTATCAATAAATACATTATTTTCAACTTTTGGTGGAAAAACTATTCCAAAATAAACTTCTTCTTTTGTTAATGCAGATAAAGAAGTATTACTACCATTCCACCCTTCACTTTGATATCTTACTTCAGTATAAGGTATGGAAAAATAATTATTAACATATGCATTATAAACTAATCTATTAAAGGTATAAGTATAGTAATGTAATCCTGTACCTAAAATGTTACTATTTAATGCGTTTATCGTATATTCAGTATATGTTGGATTGATATCATTGACACCCGTAAAATAATTTGGGTCATCATTTAAATTAAAATTAATTAATAATGGTGTACCTGAAAAGTATGTGGTTACCGTATATAATTTATCATCAGTTAATCCTGATATAACTCCATTTGATGCGTAAAAATCGGACGCTGATTGACCACTTAATCTTGCAAAATACCTAATATAGGGGTCATTGGTTGATGCAGTAAAAATTAAAGAAGTTGGTGGCGGAGTCGTAAAATTAGGAAATTTATCAATTAATAAATTATAATTTACAGGT